CTCTGGATCAGGCTATGGCTCTGGCTCTGGCTCTGGCTCTGGCTCTGGCTCTGGCGATGGCTCTGGCGATGGCTCTGGCTATGGCGATGGCGATGGCTATGGCTATGGCGATGGCTCTGGCTATAGCTCTGGCTATAGCTCTGGCTCAGGCTCAGGCTCAGGCTCTGGCTCAGGCTCAGGTTATGGCTGTGGCTCAGGCTCAGGCTAATTAAATACAATAAGGCAAAAGGGAAGCAAAATGAAAAGAATCGAGCGGCAAGCTGTAATAAGAATACAGCAGTATATGTACAACGAATATAGTCTGGAGTTTAAGCCGAAAAGACGGAATGAAGCAGTATCGGAAGTAAATAACATTGTAAGCGCTTTAGTAGACATGTACGACTTTGACAAGCTTTACTGTCAAAGCAAAAGCTCGATCGCTGAAGCGCTCTCATGCAGCACAACGAGCCATCGCAATCGTGCTCGTCGGTTTTATGAGATGCTGGACGACATAAACTTTGCTTCAAAGGCCCGCAGGTTAATGGAGCAGTGCATAACAGTCATAGAGGATGATTATGGAGTTAGACCGCCTCACGCAAAAACAGAGGGATTTTTTGGCAGCAGCAAAACTAAGGAGGGCAATGCAAATTGTGATAGAGGTGGGTATAGAGCGTTTATGGCCACTCTCGCCGAAATGGACGAAGCTTCACAACGACACTGTGAGTAATCTAGAGCGCTTAGCGTCAATGTATGAGATAAGATCGATAAATTCAACGGAGGGGAAGAAATGAAAGACCAAATTAAAAGCATTTTGATAGATAACTTTATTTGTGACACGCAAGACCAGCTTAATGCTCTGATCGATCTAATCATGGATCAAATAGCACAGATACCGCTTGAGCTACTTACTGTTACAAAGATCAGAAAGTTAATAGAGCAAGAGATTACTATATTTATGCAAATGAGGGGGCAGCTATGAAGATAATAGACTTGAAAGCGGACTTTTGGAAAATATGTGTAACTTGTTTTGTTATTGTTGCGGTGGCTCGATATTGTGCCGGGTGAAGACATACGGAATTTATTAATACTGTTAGTAGTAATGTTTGGGTACACCGCCCTACTCTCTTGGCTGTTGCTGCGGGTGTGGTGCATTAAGTGTAAGTTGATAACTAGATTTTTTAAATGGATAAGCGGGAAGAAGAGATGAGCAGAGCGGAAGCGATTGCACAAAAATGGTTTCACAAATTTAACGAGCACAGAATGTTATTCGGATTTGCAGCAATGCTAATACTGACAGCGTGTTCTATATATTTTAATTTTAGATTGGGGGAGCTTAATGCGAACCCTGGCGACAATACATCAATAGTAATGCCTCTGTCTTATTCGTTTCTAGACGTTTCGGCTCTGGTGTTAGCTATGTGCATCTTCGGCGGGATGATAAAAAACGCTCTAGCTAAACTGATAGCAAGCGCTTGGTTTATCTATCTTGTTGCCCTCTCCCTCTTCGCGTGTCTGTCGTGCATCATCGCTCTAGATGCTCAAAACGCGGCCAGCGGCGATGAGTTCCGCCGTGCTGAACTGCGAGAGGCCCTGGTCTCTGCTAAGGCTAATGTGGAGACGTGGCAAAGCAATCTGGATAACACTGTCAAACATAAGAGCCGGTTTCAGTCAAAATTGGACGCCGCCATCGATCATAGAGACGATCTCATCAGAGAGATATCACGTATTGACGACGCTACTCCAGCAGCTCACAGCGTGTTTGAGGTCGCACTACCGTTCATGCCGGTCTGGATGGATGAGGACCAGTTCAGACTGTTTGCGCGACTGGCGTTTGGTATCGCTATGATCATCACGCCATTAGTTTTGACTGGCGTACTGGCTCACGTGCTCGGAGATGGTCGGGAGTCTCAATATGTAAAAAAGAGTCTCGCGGCGGCGTGATACGCAAAGTAGTAAAAAGTACTGAACAGTCCCAAAAAGGCCAAAATGAAACTAAAAAAGTCCTAAATAGGACTAATTCAGGCGGGAACAGTACTAAAAAAGGTCCTCCGACTAAACAAAAGGGGTCCGTGGGACGAAATAGAATCAGAATTAGGACTGCGATACTGAATGGAGAATGGACCAAATATGATGACTTCCAGGACCGATTTGGTGTAGGACGCAGTACTATAAGCGCAGTAATTAAAGAGCTGAAAGATCAAGGCTTAATATCAAAACAGGGTCATAACATAGAAGTGAAAACTGGGAGGAAGGCAGGATGATTGAACGAGTTGAAGAAGGCAAGCATTACAAGTGGCTATTATTTGTATGGGCAGTATTGATGATCGGTGCGGGGGTGTGGTTATCATGACATCACATCAACTTAAACAGCACACGTTACAATTCTGCATCGTGTTTGCAGCTTTTAGCGCGGGTATAGTGTTTGACAGAACCGGCGGGTTTGATGATCTGTCGCATTGGGTCGAAGACGAGAGCGGTATTAATCTGCCGTGGGTCGATAAAGGAAGGGGCTGGAAGTTATGGTGATGGAGTATATGGACGAACTAAAGAGGGCTGTTAAGCTGCACAGTGAAGCGAGAAAGCTTGAGATAGAAGCGTCAAGGATTTTGGGTAAGGGTCCTGAGCATTTCTTTATCGAAAAACTTTTAGAGTGCGCTGATGAGTTTTTTAAGCGGTGCTCACCATTCCACGCGGGGGACAAGATCAAGCTGATAAAGAACCCAAGCTGCACCGGAGGATGGAAAAGCAGCGAGCACTTTTTGAAGGTAGGCGCACGAGGTACAATAGAGAGCACTAACTTTATCAACCGGAAGTTTGTTGCGAATATTTTATTCGACGACGAGTCATATATAAGAAGCGTTACGAGTGATATAGTAAAAGTTAAAGAGTCAGACAAGCGAACATATATGCTATCAGAGGATTACTTGGAGGTTTTAAATGAGCAATAAACGATATCCGCACAAGGATAGAATAGCGGAGATAATAGCTGGCATAGGCTATGTTGTTTTGATAATATTATTCTGTTTGCAAGTAAAGGAGGCTTTCGGAGAGGAGGCTTTCGGAGAGGAGGGCGTTACTATCAGCTATGATTTGCCAACAGCAACAGAGAGCGGTAAACAGCTTGCTGTAAGCGATATAATGAATATTAGAGTCTATAATGAGTTAGACGGCATTCTCAAACACATAAAAGATGTACCGCCAACTCAGACAAGCACGGTATTAAATGATGTTTATTTTTCTTGCATTAGACTATCAACTGTTGATAACATGGGGTTAGAGGGCAAGTTAAGCGAGCTTGATAAAAGCAAGCATTGCTTTGATTTGCCGAAATCACCAAACAATATCACAGTTAAAATAGTATGGACGCTGAATACAAAAGAGTAATCAAGAGGCCTGAGGGAGGATGGGGAGTGAAAGAACAACCTAAGCCGGGCGAAGTTATACAGTTTACAGACCGCGAAGAAGTACGCGAGCCCGTCCATTGCTCGCACCCTCCCGTTAGTCGCGGTCTTTTTTACAGAGTAAGAATGGTGTGCAAGTGGACGTTTGGATTTTTCGCATATCCGCTTGTCATCTTCGCTGCCGCTGCTTGCATCTCGATAACTGCGATGATTCAGTGTTTGGTTAATGCTTTTAAAGCTATCGTTAATCGTTAGATCGTTTAGCTTGATCTACTCTAATTTCAACGACTGTGTCAGCTATTTTATGCAATGTCTCTTTGATATCTGCAAGCTCGATAGATATAATCTCGCGCGCTTTGTCTTCCGATATTTTCTCGCTTTCAACTTTTGTTAAACGTGTCATGACCTGATCCATTTTGTCTTTACTAGAAATAATGAGCCAGCTAACAATCGACACAGCAAGTGCTAATACGGCATCAATTATTTTGGCCAGGCTTGGATCGTCAATCATATAATTTATCTACCGTGTCTACATCTGTCGAAAGGAATAGAGGCTAATAGCTATCTTGTTAATGCTCTTGTTTTTTCTATCGTTCTTAATCCACCTATCCCGCAGAGCGCCAACACTAAGGAGATCATTGTGTCAGGGTCTGGTGTCTCAAGCACAACCCACGGGCTCAGAATCGGCGCTACAACAAAATTAACAGCGAGCCCAACACTACACAACCAGCCAACACTTGGACGCCAACCGGCTATAAATAGCGATCTATGCTGTGACTCACTCTTTGTAATGTCGGCTTGTAAAGCCTGTAACTTTCCTACAACTTCAGTAAGCTTGATTTCCGCGTCTGCTTTCTCTTCTTTGCTCGTGTGTATGTCATCGACTATATCGCCGATAACTTTTATCGGAGCAGCAGCCGCGCCGCCAAGCAGTTTGCTAAAAAATCCCATTTTAATAATCTCCCAAGTAATCGTGTGGGTTTATGTATTCACCATCTTTTATTACTTCTAAGTGGATATGGTGCGTAATATCTGGGTATATCTTTTGTAGGTCTTGAGATAAGCCGAGAATATTACCTTCTATTATCTGAGCGCCTTTTTCTACGAGCGGCTTGACGTAAAAATATCTAACACGGTAATCATCCTCTGTTGTTACTTCAACGTACCTATATTCTTTTTTTGCTCCTTCAGGCGGATAGGGGTAGCCTATCTTTGTTACTATGCCGTTTACATCGCTTAGTATGACCGAATCAGGGTAACAAGCGGCGTCTATGCCTCTATGCACTCTGGAGCCTCTGCGGGCTCCATATTCGCCTGAACCGTGACTATCCTGTTTTCTTATTGGTGGGATTATCACTGGAATATAATACCTTGTGCAGTGAGCGTGTTCACTGTTTCGCTCGTACCGCCGGTTGCCGTTCCGCCGTCGATTTTTACTATACCGCCGCTATCAATAGTAACGTAAGGCAAGGTGGCTCCCGCTGCTTCTATAGTTCCGCCGAGTGCCGTAGCTGCTGTATCTGCTGCGACAGCCGAAGCGTGCTTAGTAATATTTGCATTCTGAGCCACAATCGTAGCTCTAGCTGTATATAGACATTCATCTGCAACATTAGTCATTACAATACCACTAACATTTATGAATCCACCGTCTGTAGTTAAGGCGAATATTCCTGCCTGATTGTTTTTATCGTATGTGCCTGTCACTTTCGGGCCTACTGCGCCATTGGTTACATTAAATATCGTACCAGTTGTGTTACATGTGATAGTACCGCTTGCTACTGTTACCCGGACATGAGAGTAATCACCACCGTCTAAAGTTATGTTGTCAGTAAGAGAGTATCCTGACTGTATCTGTAAAGTTAAAGTCGGTTGATCGTTCGTAGATGGATTATAAGTGGGCCTCATTTCTGATGCGTATCTAAAGCCATCCTCTAAAGTAGAAAAGTTTGCGCCCGAGCCAATAGTCACAGTAATATCTTCGGAAAATGTTTTCATTTGGCGTTGATAAACATCACCATTTCTTACAGCGGTAACGTTATTAAAAGACTCTATCTCACATTCGCCTTCAGGATCTTCAATATCATTTGTAGCATGACCTGTAGATTCCAGCCGACCGATACTAAAATTACTTCTAGTGTACCCTGACTCAACTAATAATCCCCTCGCCGCGCCGCCGTCGTTATCTAATACCATGTGGTCAATACGCATATTAGTAACATCGCGAACTCTAACGTCTGCCGCCGCTGTATCACCGCAATTAGTTATCAGAACCGTATCGAAATGGATATCCTCGGGTGTTGCTGCTGTACCTGAAACATTCATAACCACGGTTGATGATGAGGTCATCTCGCAGTTTTCAATAATAACCTGCTCTATTTTAATTCCCTTCGTAACGGGAGACGACAGCTCACAACCGACACCCAAAATGTTATTACCATTAGAAACAGAAGCGCCGTCTACATGAAATAAGCCAAGACGTATATTCTGGCAGTTATCGAATTTAGTTCCCGAGTTATTGTTGTAACCGACATAACAGTCATATGAGTTAGTTTCAAAAACAAGGGCGCAATCTATTACTTGCTGAATAGTGACAGCCTCGGCTTTTGTCGATCCGCTTTGTGATCCTATGCGCACCCTACCATCCGCTATGCTTCCATCATGGGAAATGCTTTTAATTGCATTACAGGAAAACCCGTCAACTTGCCATATGTAAGCAGTATGCCCTTCAGAATCGGTTGCTTGAATATTACCGTTAATATGTACGTCTACGGGGCCGGAACCTGTTGTTAAGCTGGACCCATTCCAAACCGCAAAGCTTGCTTCATAAGCGTCCTTAATGTAAACGTCACCGTTTATATATACTCTACTACCCGTGATTTGAAATACCCCAGTAACAGCAGACGCAGAACCGCCGGAAACATTCGCGGCATTACCATCTACAGTAAACGACCCTTCTATATTTACATCGTCTCCAGATATTAACAAAGCCTTTTTCTGCGTTGCTGTAACTGTAGCATCGAGAAGAAAAGTTGGGTTACCAATCATTGTCACTGTTTTGTCTGAAGGAATTACAAACTCACCCTGATACGTTCCGCCGTTTACAGCAACGTGAGCATGGTCTGTGAATATTGTGTTAACGGTAGACGTTTCTACTGTAGCGCCGGTGTCGTCAACGCCAAACCACTGCAAATATACCGCACCTTCATACAGTCTCAACCATCTACCGCCCCCAGCGTCAGGCTGGATTATTGTACCGTCGTCATCAGTTGCGCTAGAAGATGAATCAAACCAAAATACACCGCCACCCCCATCACCCTCTGTCGTGTGTCCTAACACGTTTATTGATTCGTTGTCTGCTTGTCCCGTTAATGCCTTTAAATCGGTTAAATTAGCTACCGTTCCACCTGCGGTTCCAGTTGTTTGGTATTGCGGAACAGAATCTATTATCCAATCAGCGCTACCGGTAGTGTTGTTATCTGCGTCTGTAGCATTCTTGTATAAAGCAACCTTATATTTCTGATTAACATGCGGTATAAATCGAGTAGAGCCGTCTGTAGTAGGATAGCCTGAGCTATCAAGCAGGCATTTGTCTAGCGTAGTCCCGCCAGTCGAATCAGTAGCAATATTAAATGCTGTAGTGGTGCCGCTTTGGTAAAACTTCAAATAATAACCAGACGCCAAAACGTTAGTGCTTGTGCTGTACTGGGTCATCGTGCCTGATATTGGTGTCCAAGCCATGTTATTTAGTCCTCTTCAATAGTTCTTGCATTGAATTGAAAGCCTTTTCATCATCGACTTGTCTTAAGCTGTTTATAGAGTCTATTACCGCCTGTGATGCCTTCTCTTTTATGATCTCTGTAGGTCTCAAGCTTCTAATTCCTGACTCTATTTCACCTTTAAATGATCCTCTAGCAGTAGCTCCGAATCGGTCATCTAAAGCGTTATTAAACAATACAAGCCTATTAACGTCTGTTTCAAAATTTCCGCCGAAATACCTTGAGGTGTCATCTAATGATTTGATAGAGTTAACTATTCCTTGTCTACTACTGTAGTTAGAAAGAATCTTTCTCAAATCTTGACCAACCGCTTCTTCGATATTCCCATCAAAGAAGCTCACCTTTCTTGGCATAGAATCCTTAAAAGCATTCATCGATTCTAAAGCTCTTGATAGATCGTCATTAACTTTGGCGTACTGTGGGTTAACCTCTCTAATAGCCTGATTTAATGATCTTCTGATTGATTTAGCGAAATTCTCTCCGCTCTCCGTCAACCCTTTAGAATCTTTCTTTCTAAAGTCTACCATTGTATCTATCTGGCGCTTTATCCTGTGGGCTCTTAATGCGTCAGACTTTCCAGGTTCAGAAAGTAAATCTATAGTGTCTTTTATGACTCTTTGAGAGGTCCTATCTTTTGATATATCAGAACCAGCAAACGCGCCTTTCGATTTAAAATAATCGGATAGTTTTGTGGTATCCGCAAGAACATCATCAGGGATCTCAATATTGATCTTCTTTAGTCCGTCGAGAACAGAGGTCTCTATGCTACTGGTGTCTATCTCTAGGTTTTTTAACCCCTGCCTTACTCCTGGGCCTGGAAGGGTGTTGGGAGTAATTTCACCGTTGGCAATAGCGTTCAACTCGTCCCTTAAGTTATTAGCCTTATCCCTTATAAATTTGAACCTATTCATAAGAGCGTCACCAACTACTTTACTTGGTCGAACGTCTAAAGCAACTGAAGAATCGCTTTGAATTCTGCGTTTGATGTTTAGCATCTCGGCCATTTTATCGCGTGTCATCTTGTTGGCGTTTTTGGCGCTTGCTACATCTCCTGGCCTGTAACCCTGCCTAACGGCCTCAACTCCAAGCGGGTCCTTTACTATCTTTGCACCGTCCAGCCTTAACCCCGCAACACTCTCGTTACCAGAGCCCTGTTTTATCCGCTTTCTGATAACTGCATTAATGGCGTCATCAGCATTGTTAAATCTTGATAGGTCTGGCAATGTTTCCGCGTCTTCAAGTAACAAGGAATATTTAACATCCATCTTGTTTAAAGCCTTTGATAATTGACTAGACGGTAAACCCGTCTTTGGATCTATGAGAGATACATTTCTTCCAAGCCTGGCCTTTAAAATTGGCGCTGAAGCCTTTGCAGCAGTACTTAACACTTGAGCCTCAGCAGCAAGTTGAGGCAATACAGGGACGTTCGCAGCTATATCACCCAGCCCTTCAAGCATTTCAATTGCAGCTTCAGATTCAGGCGGGGCAAACATGTTGGTAAACCCACTAGACTGCTCCAAGGCCCTTTGCTTTATCCTTTTAGCGGCCTCTGGCGTACCAAATTCACCACTTTTAAGCTCTTCGAAAAGACCTTGTGCAAACCCGCCAGCATAACCAAGTGTACCAACTATAGCGCCAGCTCCTAATGTTTTAGCGACCTCTGGAACCGCTGCTATGTAATCAAGTATACCTTGCTCTTCGCTCGCTTGAGGAAACTCGCCAGTATCTCCGCCTAACGCCAAAGCAGCTTCAACGGGGTCCATCTCAGAAGACCGGCCAGTTTTTAATGCGTTCGCTAACTGCTTGGCAGCCTGTACGTCTCCGGCTGCGTGAGCGTTCCTAAGGGCGCTTTCTAACTGTTCTCTAGTCGGCATATTGATTCACCAAGTCATCTATACTGGGCAGCCCTGTGGGCGCGCCTGGAATTGGTTGAGGTAATTCAAACGTATTGTCTTGTAATGGCTGTTTAAGTTTGGCTCTGATTATAGAGTCAATGTTACTAATCTTTGATGCTCTGGCTTCTGGGGTATCCGTTCTTGTCGGTATCATCCCCATAAGTAGCTTCTGATCCTGATCTGTGAATGTACCTTCACCAGCAGTTCTAAATAACTGCTTGAGAATTGGAGCTACCGCAGCTATAGCGCCATCAGCAATCTGTTGATTAGATGTAATGGCAGGCATAAGCCCAAAGAAGGGGCCTGTAGCGGTTTCACCAAGCGATGTAGCTAAGCCGGAAAAGGCTGTCTGATAAAGATTAAAAGCGGCATTATCACTTTTCTGATCCGCTACGGCATCAGCGTCTGCTTTGGCAGATGCAACTACAGAAGTAATTTTCCTCTTAATCTCTGGCTGAATTTCTAGTTGAGAAATAAGCTTACCTTCTTCTTTTGCACCAGCTATCTCTTTTTCAGTCGCTGCCACCTCTTTGACTGTACCAAGATCAGTAACGGTTTGAATCGCTGACCCCACCGCGCGGGGATCTAGGCCAAGCTTGATACGCCTCGCTTTTGTTATGTCATCTTGAGACATGCCCTGAGTTAATTCGGCAAACTCTCTTTGGTTGGCTGTTAATCCAAGTAATCCACCTTCTAGTAATCTTTTTTGCTTCTCTAAATCGATTTTAGCCGATTCAACTTGAATGGGAGCCATCTGCTGGGCTCTTTGCAATTTCAATTGCCTCAATTGTTGTTCAATAGGTGCAAGGTTCTGCATCTGCTGTAACTTAAGTTGGTTAATCAGCTGATTCTGCTTGAAGCGCTGAATCTCCATGGCCTCCTGGATGGGCGCCATAGCTCTTGCTCTGGACTCTGTAAAGCCTCGATTCTGAGCCCCTAGAACGCCCTGTAAGGCCGCCATGTTCTCGCTTAAGATAGACATCAATAAAACCTCGCTCTATGTTAAGAAGCTCTGAAGCCCGCCAAATTGCTGATTACGTGCCTGCGCTCTGCCGAGAGGATCAAATGCCAACGCTGAACCCATTTGGCCGGATAGATTCCCGACGTTTGCCGCTGTCGTTAATCCACTCACACCCGTCTGCGCCGCTGAAGACTGGCCAACACCCACCGATCTAAACAGATTATCAATATCCCTCTGCCTAAGATCTTGTTGAGATAGTCCAAAGTTAATAGCTTGTGGCACAAGTGCATTTTGAAGGGCAATCGCTGTTTCCGTTCCGCCCGCTCTCCCTCTTGCGGCTTGGTTTGCAAACACACGTCTAGTCACATCATCTTGAAGAGATTTCAATAACGGACTCTGAAGGATATCAGGCGTTAACTGTGAGCTTTGCCCAATCTGTTGCTGGAGTCCTGGTATATTGCCTCTGCCCATCGCCGCGAAAGGCTCTAGACCGGCTTCTAGGCGCGCCTGCGCGTCCTCAGCGGACGTTATACCGCGCTCGAACATCGCAGCCTGGATTCTTGATGCGTCTCTTACAGCGTCTTTTGAGGATTCTCCAGCGTAGTAGTCTGTTAATAGGCCCAACAAGCCACCGCCGCCGCCTAAGCCACCTGCACCCCCAGGGGGTCCACCCAGTAATCCACCAAAGCCACCAAGAGCATCAAGGCCGCCCAATGCAGCCCCGCCCAGGGCCTGCAACCCACCCAAAGCAGAAGACCCCAACGCCCCCAGCCCACTAAGAGCGCTTGACCCAAGACTCCCGAGGCCGGAAATACCGCCAGTAACCGCAGAGCCTAAGCCAGAGCCTATAGATCCGAGAGTGGGGGCAACCATCGGAGCCACAAACGGAGCAGCAATCGCAGCACCCACACCCTCATAACCACCAAAGACATCCTCAACAACTTCATCTTCAAACTTTCTTCCAACGTCTCTAACAGAATCTTCAAAGTTGCTTAATTCATCACTAACCCAACCCATTATTGCCTCTCTATGCCCAGTAGGGCTACGTCGATTTCTTCACCGTCTTTAACGTACATCTTTCGCCTAATCCCCTCCAACTTAAAGCCTGTAGCTTTGGCTCTATCTATAACGTTTTGATAAATAACAGGGACATCACAATTTAATTTATTCGTTGGGATATTATCCCACACCCATTGCACAACTTCATCACAAGCTTTTTTTGAATGCTCTTTTCTATAATGCTTTAGGATATTAGCGTGGATTTTATAACTACAGGGTGAATCTCTATGAACTATAAATACGCCTATGACTTCTTTAGGCTTGGCCAACAAATAATAAACGCTGTCGTCTCGCCTAGTCTTGAATGGCTTATCAAGTTTACCAGAGGATATATCTTTCAGTATTTCAGGGTCATTAAGTATCGAATCAACTAAATCATAATCTTTAGTTCTTTCTATCAAGTAACAACCTCATTACCGCCGCCGCGAATCGAAACAGCACTCGCCGTGTCGCATAAAGCTTGAATGGTTGCTCCGGTTTCCAAGTTCTCATTAATCATTGAATAAACTTGGATATCCTCTTCACTTCCAAGCTTTCTCTTGAATGCTTCGTTAGCATCTCCAGCAGTTCCACCACTTGGTACAACGTGGATAGTAACCTCTACCACTCCAGTAGTTACATTCTTCAACGCCAAATGCTTTAATATTGACGTTTTACCAACTGGGACGGTGTACAAAGTGCCTATACTTGTTCCCAGTAATTGGGGATCAAAAAACGGTTTTGGTGTAGTAGCCATTATAATTGTGCTCCAAACGCAAATATGTCATGCCCGTCCATCCCAGTGGACAAGTCGTCATTAACAACAAAACTGATTCGATCTCGCGAAGCTTTTTCAAGTCGCAAGCCCCAGGGAAAACCAAACGTAGCTGCCATATCTATAACGATCAAGTAAGTATCTGCACTACTGCCAGACACATCAGCTCTAAACGAATCAGACCCTGACCCGATTGACGGCGTAGATATTCCCATTCTGACAAAATCGAGATTGGTTTTTATGCCTGTTCTTAATGAAACGTCCCCCAAAACGTTAGCCCTAAATTTCCAATCAATACCGTTAGTTAGTGCGGTCAAGTTTCCGTACTTATTAAGTACCGCGCTCTGGTCTGCGATTCTTACCGATATTGTTTTTATGTATAAATCCATGTCCTCTTGTGCAGATATGTAAAACTCTTGAGGGGTGGTCGATCCGTCAACACGCATATCGTTTGAGCCCGAGGCCGTGCCATCATCAGTAAAAAACTGGCTAAATGGATACGCTGAAACCTCTTCGTCAATGGGGGGGTGAGTGTGGATTACAACAGATATCTCACCCTCGCCATTAACCTTAACTTTATTCCCTGAGCCATACCCGTCGACAATATAAATCGGCATCCCTGACATTATAGATCCTCTAGCACGCTAAAAGACCACGTTGTCACAACTGCTGTAGCTGCGCTTGACTCCATCGCAATAGCTTGGCCCGGTGGAATAATAATATTAGAGGTGGTCCTGAGATGCGAGAGCTGATTAGCCCCTTCCACTTGCACGGGAAATAATCGCCCCAAATCCGTTAACCCCGTTGTGTTTGTGTCTTCTTTTATTGTGCCTGTTATAGTTTCTGATTTTCCTCGATTCCTATTGACTGGAGTTAAATCTGCCCCTGCGGCATAAGTCGGTGTGCCCTCTACCGCATCAATGCTAAGCAATGTAGCTGCGGCTGCGGTAGCTCTAACATCTGTAACTACATATGTCTGGTTATTTGACGTGTTCTTAAAATAAAATATATAGTCGTTAGCGCCTACAGGGGTGGTGCTTTGTGTCACACTCCATGTCTTGCCGCTTTTTGAATTAAACTTATCCTCTGCTTCAACGACCGCAAAAGTGTCTATTTGAGAATTAGCATTAACTCTAGCCTGCCTAGAGCTTCCTGTACCGTCTTCTATTTTCATAAAATCTTCCTCTTATGTCCAATTAGAGCGGCGTACATATCGCCGCTGAACGAACCAAGAACCTCGATCCTTACCCCGCATGCCTGACCCTTGGGCACCAAAAAATCAACAGTCGCAAACAGGCGTCCTTGGTCGTTCTGTGCGAATAATGCAGAGTCCCGGCCGCCTGTCAAGGTTTGCCCGCTTGCGGTCGCTTTGTATATTTTTGTGTCAGATCCAAATGCTTTACCGTCTCCTATTCTGCGATTCTCAATCATATCACAATCAGTTGCAGCGGATACCAGCGTACCACCAGTCGGCTGGACAACAAAATACAAGCCTTGAACATCTGTAGCAGATCCATCTTTTAAACCAACAGCTATCGCGTCAACAAAATAATCTTCCTCATCCTCATTCAAGAAATAGATTAAAGCAGAATCTGCGGCTATAGTGCTAATCCATCCTGTATTGATGTTAAACGCTCGGCCATCGACGACTGCATCTTGATTTTCAGTTGACGTTACTGCTCTCGTAGCGAACCTATTGTCCGAATAGACTTTACCTAAAAAACTTGACCCCGTGCCGTCTATTATTGCGCTAGTCATCTAGATCTGCCTCCTTAATTTCAAGCCCGGAAATCTCTTTTAAAATTTCAGTTTGCAGCTTTAACTGCAAGGCTATCTGCCTAAGCAATCCAATAACTGATAGATCCGTATTGATGTTGTCAGGCTCAAAGCTCATCTTGCAAACCACTCATTATCATCTATAAAATATTTAAAAGTAACAGACCTGCCCTTGCCGCGAAGCACCCCAGAGCTTGACCCGTTTATATTCCTTCCATTGCCATCTATGGGAATTGATGTGTCATCACTAACCCTAATAATTACCTCGCACCCCCTTGACGGGCTGAGAGGAAAGGTTATTTTTGAACCATTCTTGGCGCTTACCCAATCCCAAGGGATAGCCGTGTAATCATCTGACGCCGTTACATCGCTAAACGTTTTAGGCTGAAAAACACCAGAATAAAGATTAGATCGCTCTAAATCTTCGACGCGCTTCAAAGCCTCATCGTTGATGTAATCATGCTGATTTCTATTTTCAAGGCATGTTATACGCTTCTCAAGCTCTGAGACTGCGCCAGCATGCATAGTTGAGTCATAGGCATCTCGTATTATTGTTGTCTCTATGATGTCCTCTGATCCGCCAAGCTTAGTCCACGCTTGCTGTAGCCATTTGTGAAGGTATATAATCCACTCGCGGGTTTCGTGGTTCTTCAAAAAGACTTTGGGATGCGGGAAATGATAGGGGTCCAGGTCAGCCATTAGAAGTTACCCGCCATCTTAATGTCAACCGCCATTGAGTGGAAGTTGAAGAAGTTTGGATCACTTGTCCTGATCTTGAATTGAACTTGTCTGAATGATAGCATTTGATAATACTCCACCCTCAACCTGTTTTCTCCGTCTCTGCCTGCTCTGATCCATTGCTCATTTGAAAACGATTGCCCGCCATCTACTGAAGTTGAAACCATCACGAGCGGGTTTACTTCATCTAAGTTGCCTACGCCTGACTCCATTATGATCTCAGCTCGTTTCATCATGAGCCTACCACCATTCTTGCCGAGCGCTGAGGCGTTGATAGGGGCTGTAACGCGCTCTCTGATCGTTGTCTGGGCGTTGTCTTGATACGTGCTTAGATCCAGCTCAAAAACTTTTCCGTCAATCTTGGATTGGACGAGGTTCCTATTGTAACCGTAAGTAACATCATATCCGACGTATATCTCTTCATCAGCTTTGTATGCCAGCTCAAACCACTGATTAGTTGTTTCTGAGTAGCACCAGCTCGCGCTATCAGTCAACACAAGTACAAAGTTTTGATTATCAACCTTTAAGCATATAACGCGTGCCCCGGTAAAATCATATGATGCAAATTTGTTAGCAATAGACGGGGTAGTTACAGATTGGGGGTCGTATGCATTAGTCATGTAAAGTACTTTATCATCTCCAACCCAGTAGAGCGCGTTTTCGTTTGAATCTACGCAACCGCGAGCAATAAGCCCGCGCTTCGCTGTGCCAGATTGTATTGGCGTTAAGGGGTTTGTGCCAGTAGAGCCAATATAGTAAGGCTCAACTGATACTGACCCCATCATATAAATTGTCTCTCGGAATCTAGCTATTTGAACGATGTCGTCCGCGAATGAGCTAACCGTTGATATGTTCTCTGCTTGAATTGATGTGGGGGTGCCAACGTCCGCCACGGCGTATTGGTTTTTATCAACCTGCCAAATAACAAAACCGCTAACAGCAACGACCGATCCGCCTGCAAAATACGATGGATCAGTAACTGTTGTTAGCGTTGCTGCATCAATATCGTAAACGTAGCCGTTTGTGTTGGATGTGATTAGGAGCTTTGTGCCAATCGTGCCAATGCTATCATATAGAGATTCAAACAACACCAGCCCTGTACCCGTAACCGTTCCTACCGAAGTCTCTACGCCGTTCAAATCCATCGAGTAAAGCGTTGTATCAACGACCTTATAAACCAATCCAGTCCTTTCGTGAGTATAAATACCACGTGGTGTACCCGAGCCCGTACCGTCTGAAAACGTCTTACAGCCTGGCCACGGGAGAAGGACCGAGGGGTATGCGCCAGATGGGACGGGCTCGGGGTACATGTTTAGCGTGCGCTCTTGAGATATGGCGCGCGTTCTGTTTGGATTGGAGCCGCCAACCAGATTAATTTGAACAGTTTGATAAGGCATCAGGGAGTTGGGCCTATAGTGTTCATTCTTGGTACCGGTCCGTGCCTTCCGACACGTTCTTGTTTGTTGGCTTTTTCCATAGCTGCATTAAATAGCTGTTCATACTTGATAAATTGCTCGTTATCTTTTTCAAATTCCGATAAAAACAGCATGCAGCCGTAAAAGTATAGCGTCGGGAAGTTGGTAAGCACGTCATTTGTTGTGTTTGATGCGCTGAGCGGCACCAAATTAGAGAAATACGACATTTCAAGTGTGTAAGCGTAGTCAAAAGGACGCTCAAACTCTAATTGTGCCGTTGTTGTGAAGTATTGAGGCCTTCCTGTCGTCGTTCTGACTGCCTCAGTCATCGCTTGAGGGGTTTTATAGATGCACATGGTGACATCGCCCTCGGTTTCGTCTGTCGCGTCTGACTGTTTGTTTATAGTCAGTGAGCGCATTTTGTAGAATCGATCAGGAAGCGCTATAAATCGAGTGTCAACAGTAGCTGTAGCCGTGGCTCTTAGTTCATTTGTCCTTAGCTTTAGATCTGTGTCTATCTTGTCTTCGGCTAAGTCAATAAAATCATCTATAACATCAGAAATATCTGTTCTGTGAGAGAAATTAGTTACCGCCTGCTTTAATTCTGCATAGGTAGTAAAAGGCATTTATTACTTACCCCTTTTTTCTCTGTTAATTGAAAGCTTGGGCCGCTTGGCCTTAGGTCCCGGCTTGCTCTTGATCTTTTCCATCCATCTTTCAGAAAAATGGTTAGGATCAATATCAATCACATCACCGTTATAAACCCGTTTTCCACCATAGCTGCTTGATCTATGCTCTGGAATAGCGACCCTTACCTTCATTCAATCACCGCCTTATGTGATGCTGTATCCGCTAGCGTAATCGATCTGACCAACCTCAATCATAGATAGAGGTTGTAGATGGGCTGATACAGTGATTGTAGGCGTCGTGCCCGCAAGCGTGTATCGTACACCCACATAACGCGCAGATGAATCAAGATCAGCGGGCGGAATTGGGATAACGAATTTGAAACCAGCCACCAACAAATCGGCATCTTCAGCCGGTGCTGCTGGGGTACCAGATTCAAAGATCCGACGACCCATAACAACATAACCGCTAGACTGATCAGCAGAAGAGGAGTACTCAACGTCAAAAGTGTAATCCTCGTCACCAGTCGTTTGATCCGCTGCTACTTCAACAGTAAAAACAACGCCCATAGGTTCGCCATTGCCAATTGATCGATCCAAGGATAAATCAACAACGTTGGTGCCCACGGCCGTAGCCGTTAGCGCTTGAGCGTCTGAAAACTCGTGTTGTGCATCAAGTATCATTTTGCACCCCCTTAAGCTACAAGCGTTTCGGTTTCAGTAAGAGCGTCAACTGTTCTTACTGGAATACCAAGAAAACGCATCTCGTGAATAGTCTGCCCGAACTGGTTCAAGCCTGGCTCGATCGTTACAGCGCTTGTGGATTTCTCCAGAGCCGCAACACGAAGCAGAGATTTAACAGAGCGGTTACAGTAGAACACAGGTTTAACGCCCATAAGCTTTGGAAGTCGATCAATTGCGCGACTCATCAACTTAGGCAAGAACGTTGAATCTGTCGTTTCTTGCGTGCCGGTCAAGCCCGCTAAGTCGGAAATATCGATGTTCGCAATACGAGCAACATATCTCCAGTCCTTGACAACCAAGCCCGCTTTCCACTGCCAGTGGTCTTGATAAGCTCTCATACGGTTACCCGCAATGCCTGCCGTGGTTTCAACAGTCACTAAGCCAAGGTCCTCGTGTGAGATACCAGCTTTAGAGCCCATAGGAAAGATCCCATGACACTCATTACCACCCCAGCCGACAAGATAGACAGAGGAATTATCCGCGCCACTACCACCGGCTAACAGAATGTTTTGCCCGTTGGTTGCTGATGTGTCGGAATAGCGCGCCTCAAGGCCTACAAATTCCTCGGGATTAGCGGCAGAACCATAGAAAATAGTATCGGCCATTTCCTGATTCATCGCTTCCAAGAATGCCTTGGCCTCGTTCAAACGGAACGCGCCAACGTTGCCGTTAAGTTCTGCAAGGTCCTTATCAACTTCGCTCCAAGCTTCCAGCATTCCACACTGCTCATCTACTTGCGCTGTAGTTGACTTCGAAGGTGCAACACCCTGATTCATCAAGCGCCAGTAAACAGCCGGTAGGCCGGTTCGTATTGATGTTCTATGCCCAGTAGGGAGGTTGCCCTCCATCCATAGCATATCCGTTAAAATTTCGTTGGTCTCTGATAAGAGCTCAACAGTTTTATCTACCTTGCCCTTAGGATCTAAGCGCTTCGCCCAGTCCGTAAGGGTAAGAACATTGCTGCCTAGTGTAGCCATTGCCTATACCTCAATTACCATAAAATATTGATTCAATAGAGGGCTCTTCAACTTTTTTACTCTCAGCTGTTGAATTGGACTTCGAGTGTTTTGGGGCCTTCTGTTTTCTGTTGTTCTCCAGAGACGTATTCTGAATTTCATCATAGAGAGCTGCTTTACGGAGAATAGAAATGGCTCGTGAATCGTAGATGCTGCCTATTTCCTCGTCACTAAAACCGTAGGAACTACGCATCATATTAGCGATTTTTCCAGCCTCTTCCGTCTTTACCTTATCATCCAACCATTCCGGGATCATTTCAGGTAATTTAGAGAGCTCCTGCTGTGCAATTTCTCTTTGCTGATTAATGAGCTGATCTTTTCTCTCATCTTGATACTTCTTGAAAAGAGAGGTCTTTTTCTCAACATTCAAACGTCTTCTTTCGAACTCGTCGGGGTCTAATTCCTTGAGCTCTTTGAGTTCGTCGCTATCCAACTGCTTAGCTTCGTACTCGATTTGATCATACAACTCTGCAAGCGCTTTTGTTTTTTGCTCTTCAAAAGCTCTAACGTTGTTAGCATGCTCCATGGTTTTCTTACGATAATCACTCTCCATCATGACGCCTTTCGACACCAGAGAAGGGTCAATACCATCAGTCACCACATCGAACTCAATTTCACGACCATCAAGTTGTGCTTTCACTCTTCGTGATAGTGCTTCTGTGTCGCCTTTCGAGCTTTCGCTCTGCTGCGTTTCCGGCACATCATTAGTAGTTTTCGCTGCCTCTCCAGGCTGCGCAGTTTGGCCGCTCTGCTGCGGTTCGGCTTCGGTTGTCTCACTAGGTAGATCCGAGAATATGCCAAGGGTTTCAGCTCCCTCTTGAGGGTTGGCTAAATTCATAAATAATTTCCTTTATCGATCTAAAGATTTTAATTTAGGAACTTCTGCTTTATTCAACTGCATACGCGAGACATCGCCCTCACGTATTAAATTCTTGATAATGCTTTGTATGTCATCCAGTACTTTCAGCTTTAAGTATTCGTGCTCTCGTAACGCCGTTTCGTCGTGATTTGATTCGGAAATAGTAGCTATTGCGCGTTCTTTTGTCTTTTTGAATGCATACGCCAATATAGGGTTATCCATAAGCTTTTGAGCCTCACCACCCAATACTTCGCGCTCTTTGTGATCTATCAAATCAAGCTCCCTGGTACGTCTTTGTTGCTATCAGCTTCAATTTTTGTAAGCTCAACGGCGAGATCATCGTCATGATGCCGGTCTTTCTGCTCAAGCTCAGCCATTTTGCCCATCGCTTTAAGTTGTTCTTGTTGCGCTTTGGATTGTGCGTCAATCTCTTTGAGAGCAATTTGAACCTGCCCTTTAACCGCTTCAGCCTCTGCAAGTTGGTTTTTCTGCTCAGCTATCTGCATAAGCTGTTGGTTCTCTCTCGTTAAGCGCTCAACCTCAGCCATTAACAACTCATCTGGTTGCTCTGGATTGTTGAAATAAGATTCAGCGCCGTGCAGCCCGACTTGTTGAGTGATTTTATCTAGTGTGTTGTACATCTTGGCTTCATCAGTAAGCGCTGAACCGGATTCTCTCAATAGCTTCTGCTGCTCATAGATGTAATTAAGGTTCTGAATCCGCTCTTGTCGCTCACCCCCGCCTACACCGATATCAATCACGCAATCGGTTTTGTATTTCCACTGCGTTGGATCGATGATGAATGGAGCGCCTGAGACCATGATCTGTATTGATCTACGCTGATACTTAGAGGCAAGCTCAATAATCCGGTTAAACACTTTCTTGAGCCCTTCAGAGAGCACCCTAGCGATTAATTCTGTTCTCATCTGCGCCATATCGCGGATGCCCAAAAAGCCTGTAGCGGTCTTATTCAGCGCCTCAGTGTCCATACCTTGATTGTATGACGTAACCCCAGTTCTACGCTCTTTCACCGTGTCGGCGTACTCAATGGCTCTGAGTATGCCCTCAATTTGCGATACTGTCGGGATAGGCTCAATCGAACCGCTTACCGGTCCGCTTGTATCAACGCTAACTACGCCGCCAGCGACCGGGGTCATCAGCTCATCAGAGTCGACTTTATTGTTGTAGAGTAAGCGCGTGAAGTTGCCGGCATATATGTTGTTGTTGGCCTGCCTAACGAGCGTTGAGGTCCAATACTGGTGATCAGCAACGAGAGAAGCTGGGCATTCGCCTATTGCCCTATGCGGCATGGGAATAGCTGTAGCAGTCGCAAGGGGGTGGTTGTCTATCTTGCTCATCTCAAGCAGCTTAGATTCACCGCTCACAAAAAATATCTGGTAATACTCAGCTATGCCGTCCTCGTCTCTGT